AAGCACTTGGTATGGGTGGGCAGATTTATGGAGCACGTGCTGACCTCATCATTCTTGATGACTGTATTACAACAGCCAACGCCCATGAATGGGAAAAGCAAATCAACTGGCTACAAAAAGAAGTTATTACCCGTCTGGGTAAAAATGGTAAGTTACTAATCGTAGGGACACGAATTGCAGCGCAAGACTTCTACAAAGAACTCCGTGAGACCAAGCACTGGTCTGGTGGTAAAAGCCCTTTTACTTATATGGGCATGCCTGCTGTTTTGGAATATTCGGAAGACCCTAAAGACTGGAAGACGCTCTGGCCTAAATCGGATGTTCCTTGGGATGGGGATTCTGAAGAACCTGACAAAGAAGGACTCTTCCCGAAATGGGATGGCTTAGCATTAAAGAGAAGACGTAGTGAGGTAACACCATCAACATGGGCCTTGGTATATCAGCAGGAGGATGTCGAAGAAGATTCCATCTTCCCACCCGCTTTGGTGCAAGGTAGTACCAACGGTCAACGTAGAAAAGGTCCATTGCGCCAAGGCGGCGTGGGACATCCGACTGCGGTAGAAGGTTACACAATTATTGGATTTGACCCAGCGATGGGAGACAAGGCTCATGCAGCCTTCGTAGTAATTACTTATAACAGAATAGATTCTAGAATATATGTTTTAGATTGTATTAACATGGGTGAACCGAACCCACAAAAAATTAGAAGTACGATAGAAGAACTTGTATTGAAATACAAGCCACAAGAGTTTAGAGTAGAAATCAACGCCCACCAGAAGGCATACTCATTAGATGATGACTTGCGGCAATGGCTTGGTATGTATGGTGTAAGACTTGAATCTCATGTTACTAACAAAAATAAGTGGGACGCAGCATTTGGTGTAGCATCTATGTCTACCCTATTTGGAACCATGCGAGAAGAGAAGTTCCAAAAGAATAATATGATTGAACTACCATCTACTACTGACTCTGAAGGACTTAAGTCCCTTACCCAGCAGTTGATAACTTGGAAACCTAATAGCAGGGGCAAGACTGACTGCGTTATGGCGTTATGGTTTGCCGTGCTTAGGGCACGGGAGTTTATGCAACAAACAAATCACTTGCAAAAGTTTTCATCTAACAGATGGACAACTAGAGCACAGTCAGCCCAAAGATACACAATCAACCTAGATGAAGCCTTTTCAGAACAATGGGCCGAACAATACGGATAAGGACAAGATATGCCAAACCCAATCAAGATTATTAAAGGTGCTCAAAAAGCCACCAAGATGGCTAAAAGAATTAATAATTCTGCAGAAAAAACTAGAAAAATTGGTGGCGCAACTGCCAGAGTAAACCCAAAAGGAAAACTTGAAGTCAGAGAATATATGACTGATTTTAAAGTTAAAGGTAAAATAAAAAACGTTAAAGATAATGCTCAAATGAAAGAACTTAATGCTAAACGTGGACGTAACGCAGCAAAAGTAACATCTCTTAAATATCCTTCTAAAGATTATATGAGTATTAAAAGCAGAACTAAAAAACCTACTACTCCTAAAGTACCAACAAAGAGACGGGGCAACTAATATGCCAAATCCAATCAAGTTAGTTAAAGCAGTTAAGAAAGCAGCAGCAAAGAAATCTGCATCTAATGCAAACAAGCGTGGGCTTAAGGCTGCTAATAAACCAACTAATAAAACTGGTTCAAAACAAGACCGTAGAGACCGTGAATTTTATCAAGACAAATCTAACTTTATAAAGAATGCTGACCCTCTGCGTCCTAATCGTGTTCGTGGTGGAAGTTTAGGAGCAATGAAAAAATATGGTAATTTAGGAGTTGCAACAGCAAAACTAAATCCAAAACAGGCTGCATTTAGAAAAGAAGTTACAGAAGATTTAAATAAAAAAAGACGAGGCAGATAATGGCTAAGTCTAAGAAGATGGCACCTGGTGCTTTTAAGAAATCAAAAACATCTCCAGTTGCCCCAGTACTTTCCGATTTGTTTATTCCTAAAACCATAGGAGATGCTGCTATGTATGCAGTGCCATGGGCTAAAGCCACTCGTGCAGTAGGTGGTATTGTTAAAAAGGGTTCAAGGTTTGTAGGTAAGACTTATAAGAATATGGGTAGATAATGCCTATTGACCCAAGCAAAATTGCTAAAGCAATCCGTGCTGCTCAAGCGGCTAAGAAAAAAGTAGCCAAGGTTCCTCGTGGAGAAGCCCGTGAGGTTGCTAGAGAAGCACGTAAATCTATTGGTGGCATGAGTGCTCTTAAACGTTCTGGCGGAACTATTCCAACCAGACCAACAAAAGTTCCTAGAGACCTTTCTGTTAAAAAAATTACACCACCTCCTGGCAAGCGTAGTATTTATCAAGAAAGAATTAATAGAGCAGTTAGAGAAGGAACTGGTGTTCCTGAACGTAAAGGTAAAAAATATACTGGACCAATTAATCCACCTGGACCTAAGAATCGTCCAGCAGGTTTAAAATCTAGTTCTAAGATAGAAGAGCGTGAGCCACGTCCAAAGCCTTTATCAAAATTAGAAACTAGTATTTTACGTGAAGTAGGTAAGCGTGATTATAATACTGGTGGAGTAAATCCACTTGCTTTTAAAGTGCAACAACAAGAAGCAGACCGTAGAGTTATTAAAGCATTACGAGAAATTAAAACAGCAGAAAAGAAAGTTAAGCAAGTAGAAAAAAGAAATAGACGTAGTAGATAATGGCTAATCCTAAAAAAATAATCAAGGGTGTTAAGAAATTAACTAACAAGCAAAAGACTTATCAAATTCGTGGTGCTGAGGCTAAAAGAGAAAAAGAATTAGCAGAGCGTGGTGGTAGAGCCTCTCCTGAATTTATTGCAAAACTTAAGAAAAAAACATTTAAAGAAATTGAAAGAAAAACTGGAAAGCCGATAGATACAAATAAGTATCTTAAGAAAGGCAAATAATTGTTATCAGTAAGCCAAATATCTGCAAGAGTAGAATCTTTACGTAGTCGTTCATCAGAGCGAGACCGTAGACAACTAGATGTACTTGCTGTGCGTAAAGGACAGATATCACAGGTATACCCTGAGTTTTTTCCAGAGGGTGTAGACGCTAACGTAGTAGCAAACTTTATTGACATTGTTGCCCGTGACCTATCAGAGGTAATGGCTCCACTGCCAGCAGTTAATTGTTCTGCAGCCAATCAGGTATCAGATAGAGCAAGAGTATTTGCTGACAAGCGCACACGTATTGCAACAAATTATTTTAGTAATTCAGATTTACAAGTACAGATGTATCAAGGTGCAGACCAATACATCACATTTGGTTTCGTCCCATTCATTGTTGAATTAGACGAAGAAGCAGGGCTACCACGTATCCGAATAGAAAGTCCGATTGGGGCTTACCCAGAGTTTGACCGCTACGGACGTTGTATTGCCTTTGCAAAGAAATACTCACTTACACTTGCGGAACTGGTTGCACAGTATCCTGAGTTTGAGATTCAACTATTAGGTGCTGACCGTTATGAGCAGAACCTAGATGCACGTATTGACCTTATTCGTTATTACGATAAAGACCAATCAACCATCTTTATTCCATCACGGAATAACTTAGTTTTATCTCAAGTCAAAAACCCACTTGGTAAAATGCAAGTTGTGGTGGCAAAACGTCCATCACTAGACGGTGAGATGCGTGGTCAATTTGATGACGTACTAGGTATCCAACTACTTCGTAATAGGTTCGCATTACTTGCGATGGAAGCAGCAGAGAAATCAGTACAGGCACCAATTGTTGTACCAGGCGATGTTCAAGAACTACAGTTGGGTGGAGATGCAATCATCCGCACCAACTCACCAGCAGGTGTGCGCCGTGTAGATTTAAATATTCCACCAGGTGCGTTCACTGAGCAACAAGTATTACTTAATGAGTTGCGTACTGGTACACGTTATCCAGAGTCAAGAACTGGAAACATAGATGCATCAATAGTCACGGGACAAGGCGTTCAAGCGCTTATGGGTGGCTTTGATACACAGGTTAAATCAGCCCAAGCAATCTTTGCTTCTGCTCTTAAAGATGTTATCTCTGTCTGTTTTGAGATGGATGAAACATTATTTAATTTTGTTAAAACAATTCGTGGTGTTGATGCTGGTTCTCCGTACTCTTTAGAGTACACGCCTTCAAAAGATATTAAGGGTGACTATTCAGCCGATGTTCGTTATGGCATGCTTGCTGGTCTTAACCCAGCACAGGGACTTATCTTCATGCTACAAGCACTTGGCGGTAAATTAATTTCTAAAGATATGGCTATGCGTGAACTACCATTTGGTATTAACGTAACCCAAGAACAAGAAAAAATTGAAGTGGAAGAAATGCGTAATGCATTAGTAGGTTCACTACAGGCATACACACAAGCAATTCCACAACTAGCAGCATCAGGTGGGGATGCATCTGATATCGTAAAGAAAATCGCACAAGTAATTAAAGCCCGTCAAAAGGGAATATCAATTGAAGATGCGATTGAAGATATCTTTACCCCAGAATTACCTCCTGCTGGTACCGAACAAATGGTTGAGCAAACGTCCCCTGCTCCCGCAGGTCCAGTAGGAGGCTTACCTTCACAACCACCACAAGGTGGTGGATTGCAAAGTCTTTTATCTAGTCTAAGTGCAGGTGGTAGGGCAAGTGCTAGTGCAAGGACAGTAGTAAGAAGATAACTAAGGTGGGGGACAATGACAGCAATAGTTGGAATACAAGGTAAAGGCTGGGCTGTATTAGGCGCAGATACTGTAACCTCATATCAAGACAGACCATATGTAGCCAAGGGATGCGACAAGATAGTCAAGATTGGTGAGTATCTAATTGCAGTTGCAGGTGATGCAATTGTAGGAGATATTCTTAATAACCTATGGCAACCACCAAAGGTAATCAAGACGCAAGACCCAGATAGATTTATGATGATTAGAGTATTACCATCTATGAAGCAAACCATAATAGATGGCGGATACGACCCAACACCTAAAACAAAGAATGATGATGATTCAGGTTGGGATGCATTAGTTTGTTTTAATGGTAGGTTATATCAAGTTAGTGATGACTATGGATATATGCGAGATGACAAAGGTTTATATGCAATAGGTTCTGGTGGAACCTTAGCCCTTGGTGCGTTAGCAGTACTAGAGTCTGAAACTAAAACTCATGCTAAAGCATCTGGTGCGGCAAAGAAAGCAATCAATATAGCAATTGAATACAATGTGTGGTGCGGTGGTACTGCAAATGTTAAAACACAATTTACTAAGTAGGAGATATTATGTCAATGATGGAGCAAGGTGGAT